TTGGCTATGGGCCACCTAATCCTGATGAACCAAATGAGGCATTCTGGCTCAAAAAAGCCAAGATGTACAACTCTCCCACAGATACCATAAAAGGTATGCGCTGTGGGAACTGTGCCGCCTTTATACAGACTCCCAAGATGATGGCTTGTATTGAGGGTGGTCTAGAAAAAGATGAAGGCGAAGGAGAATTATCCTATGACCAAAATTTCATTAAAGCCGCTGATCTCGGCTATTGCGACCTATTTCAATTCACTTGTGCTTCCGCCCGTACTTGTGATGCGTGGAAAGGTGGCGGGCCTATTACGAAGGAAAAACCATGAAAATGACAAAACCTAAAGAAATGAAGAAGCCTAAAGGTATGCCATTGGCAATAATGATTGCTATTGGTAAGCCTAAGACTCGACCAATGCCTACCCGTGGTGGTCGCACTGCTACTAACATGATGAAAAAAGCAGGTCGTGGCAAATGAAAAAGACTAAAGCAGAAGCCAAAATCTCCAAGGTATACAAGGAATTTAAAGCAGGAACTCTCCACTCTGGTAAGGGCGGCCCTGTTGTTAAAAATTCTAAACAAGCAGTTGCAATTGCTTTATCGCAAGCAGGTATGTCTAAGCCAAGGAAAATGAAATGAAACAAGGTCTTTACGCTAACATCCATGCCAAACAAGAACGCATTAAAGCGGGTTCTAAGGAAAAGATGCGTAAAGTAGGCTCTAAAGGTGCTCCAACTGAGGCGGCATTTAAGGCTGCGGCTAAGACCGCAAAGAAGAAATGAAATCTCCTGCTTGGCAAACAAAAGAAGGAAAAAACCCCAAAGGGGGCTTGAATGCCAAAGGAAGAGCATCGTATAATGCGGAAACAGGTGGCAATTTAAAGCCACCAGTAAAGTCGGGAGATAACCCTCGTAGGGCATCCTTTTTAGCACGAATGGGCAATATGCCTGGCGCTGAGATGAAAGATGGGAAGCCGACTCGACTCCTATTATCTCTTAGAGCTTGGGGCGCATCGTCCAAGGAAGACGCTAAAGCGAAGGCTAAAGCGATCTCTAAGAGGAATAAGAAGTGAGAGCAGTATCTGTCAGTGTAAATCCAACAGCTAACACGCTAACAACCTTGTACACAGTCCCCAAGGGGTACTACGCAAGGGTGGCTTTGATTCACGCTAACAACGCTACTGGCTCAAACAAGCACGTTACTTTTGATTGGGTTGACACTAGCGCAAGCGTTACTGTCAGCATAATTTACCAATACACAATTGCTTCCAAAACCTCATTGTCATTTGGCTTGCCTTACTACTTTGTCATGGAAGAGGATGACGTTCTGAAGGTAACAACTGAGGCAGCATCAACTATGGGAGTTGTTGCAACATTTGAACTTGAAGGGTCACAAAGAGCATGACATACCTCGAATTAGTCAATGACGTTCTCATTCGCTTGCGTGAGTCATCAGTTACGACTGTTGGCGAAACAACCTATTCTTCTTTGATTGGCAAGTTTGTCAATGATGCCAAACGTCAAATTGAGGATGCTTACAACTGGAATGCTTTAAGTACAACAATCACAATTACAACTGTTGCCAACACACATTCTTATTCTTTGACGGGTGCGGGTCAGAAATTCCAAGTTTCTGATGCCATCAACTCAACAAGCGTGATTGGGTTAAGAAACATCTCTTTTGTGGACATGAACCGCAAATTGAACTTTGCTACCCCAGCAACCTCTATTCCTTCAGAATTTACCTTTAGCGGTGTGGATGCTAGTGGTGATACAAAAGTAGAGTTATTTCCTGTTCCTGATGGCGTTTACACCATCTTGTTTGATTTGGTTGTTCCACAAGCAACTCTGTCATCAGACGCAACATCTGTTAAGGTTTTAGACTATTTGGTTGCTCAGAGTGCTTATGCAAGGGCTTTGATTGAGCGTGGTGAGGATGGAGGAACTGCCTCTTCCGAAGCCTATGCACTCTTTAGGGGAATGCTCTCTGATGCGATTGCGTTGGAAAGCACTCGTTATATAGAAGATAACTTTGAACCCGTCTAATGTCAAAACAACTTCAAAGTTACAGTCTCTCAGCACCAGGCTTCTATGGCCTGAATACTGAAGATTCACCTCTTGATCTAGGGGCTGGCTTTGCTTTGGTTGCAACCAATTGCATCTTGGATCAGTATGGTCGGATTGGTGCTAGAAAAGGATACGCAAAGGTTAACCCCTCTTCTGGCAATCTAGGTGCTAATGATGTGGGTGTGATCCATGAATTAGTGCAAAACGATGGTGCTTTGACTATTTTGTTTGCGGGTAATAACAAGTTATTCAAACTTGGTAGTTCTAATGCGGTGACTGAGTTGACCTATGGTGGTGGAGGAACAGCTCCAACTATTACTGCATCTAACTGGCAATGTGCATCTTTGAATGGTATTGCTTACTTCTTCCAAACAGGACACGATCCACTCATTTATGACCCTGCGGTAAGCACAAGCACATTTCGCAGAGTCTCTGAGAAAACAGGTTATGCGGGTAGTGTTCCTTCTGCAAACATTTGCATATCTGCTTTTGGTCGTTTGTGGGTGGCTAACAGCTCAACAGACAAAGTAACAGTTACATTCTCTGATTTGATAGCGGGTCATGTATGGTCTGGTGGTACTTCAGGTTCACTTGATGTATCCCGTGTTTGGCCTAATGGTGCTGATGAAGTAATGGGCTTGGCAGCGCACAATGATTTCTTGTTCATCTTTGGTAAGAGACAGATTCTTGTTTACTCTGGTGCTTCTACACCCGCATCTTTGGTTCTAAGCGACACAGTAGGCTCAATTGGGTGTATTGCTAGGGATACTATACAAAGTATTGGTTCTGACGTTGTTTTCTTGTCAGATTCAGGTGTTCGTTCATTGATGAGGACAATTCAAGAAAAGTCCGCACCCCTAAGAGACTTATCTAAAAATGTGCGCTTTGACCTAAACTCATCTTTAGTCGGTGAATCATTGGTTAATTTGAAATCTGTGTATTCAGAAAAAGAAGCGTTTTACTTGCTTGTTTTACCTGCGGCCTCTGTAGTTTATTGTTTTGACACTAAGCAAACATTGCAAGATGGTGCTTCAAGGGTTACTAAATGGGATTCTATTACTCCCACATCTTTAAAATCACTTCGCAATGGTGACTTGTATATAGGAAAAAATGGCTTTATTGGTAAATATGGTGGCTACATTGATGACACCTCAACTTATCAATTTGTGTATTACACAAACAATGCTGACCTTGGAAACCCAAATCAAATATCTATTTTAAAAAGCATTTCTGCAATTGTAATTGGTGGATCAAACCAGTTTTTAACGATTAAGTGGGGCTTTGATTATTCAGGTGCTTACCAAGCACAGAATGTTTTTATTCCTACTCAAGCAAGTTATGAATACAACACGGCTGAATATAATAGTGCTGAATATAACGCTGGCATTGCTATCAAAACACTAAAAGCCAACGCCTCAGGTGCGGGAAAAATTGTTCAAACTGGTTATGAAGCAACAATAAATACCACATCATTTTCATTGCAAAAGATTGAAATTCAAGCTAAAGACGGCAAGATGGCCTAAGAGGTAAACCATGAGTAATTACACCAAAACCACTAACTTTGCAACCAAAGATAATCTTTCGCCAGGCAATCCTTTAAAGATTGTCAAGGGTGCTGAGATTGATACCGAATACAACAACATTGCTACTGCTATTGCGACTAAGACAGACAATTCGTCTGCCGCCATTACAGGCGGTGCAATTGATGGTGCAACTGTTGGCTCAACAACCCCAGCAGCGGGTGCTTTCACAACCCTAGCGGCTTCGGGCACAACAACCCTTGCGGGTGCATTGGTAGGTGCGGCAACACAGGCGGCATTTAACACTGTCTCAACAACTTTAAATTTGGGTGGTGCGGCTACTGCTGTGAACCTTGGTGCGGCTACAGGAACTGCCACAGTCAATAACACAACTTTGGCGGCTAAAGCAATTACGGCCAGTACAACTTTGGCGGTGACAGGTACATCGACATTGACAGGTGCTGTGACCGCTACTGCTGGGGTGACAGGCCCAATCACATCAAGTAACGCAAACATCACTGGTGGCTCAATCACTGGCATCACCGATCTAGCGGTTGCTGATGGCGGTACAGGTGCTTCTACAGCGGCTGGTGCGAGAACTAATCTAGGTTTGGTAATCGGAACAGATGTGCTTGCACCTACAGGGTCTGCGGCAAATTTAACTTCTTTTCCAACACTTAATCAAAACACAACTGGCAATGCGGCAACAGTCACAACAAACGCTAACCTAACAGGTGCTGTTACTTCTGTTGGCAATGCAGCGTCTTTGGGTTCATTTACTTCTGCTCAGTTGCTTGGTGCTTTGACAGATGAAACAGGAACTGGCTCTGCTGTATTTGCTACTTCACCTACCTTAGTAACTCCTATCTTAGGAACACCCACTAGCGCAACATTGACCAATGCAACTGGTTTGCCTTTGTCTACTGGTGTAACAGGAACACTCCCTGTCGCTAATGGTGGAACAGGCCAGACCTCTTACACAGATGGTCAATTGTTGATTGGTAACTCTACTGGTAACACTCTAACCAAAGCCACTTTGACTGCTGGCACAAATGTAACGATTACCAATGCTGCGGGTGCTATTACCATTGCGGCTTCTGGTGGTGGTGGTTCACCAGGTGGTTCTACTACTCAAGTGCAATACAACAATGCGGGTGCATTTGGTGGAATTACTGGTGCTACAACTAATGGAACAGCATTGACTCTTGTTGCTCCTGTTCTTGGTACGCCAGCAAGTGCTACCCTGACTAATGCTACAGGTTTGCCTTTAAGCACAGGTGTTACAGGAACTTTGCCAGTTGCTAATGGCGGTACAGGCATCACTTCTTTGGGAACTGGTATTGCCACTTTTTTAGGTACTCCATCAAGTGCCAATTTAGCTGCCGCTTTAACTGATGAAACAGGCTCTGGTTCTGTGGTATTTGCTACATCTCCAACTTTAGTTACCCCTGTTTTGGGTACACCCTCTAGTGGAACATTAAGCAATTGCACAGTTGATGGCACAGATGCAGTCGGCTTTAGAAACATTCCTCAGAACAGTCAATCTGCTGCTTACACATTAGTTTTAGCTGATGCTGGCAAACACATCTTCCATCCCTCTGGTGATGCCAATGCAAGGACATACACAATCCCTGCAAATAGTTCTGTGGCTTATCCAATAGGAACAGCAGTCACATTCATTAACATGACAAGCCAAGTGGTGACGATTGCCATTACGACAGACACAATGTATTTGTCTTCTGCTGGCACAACTGGTTCACGAAGTCTTGCTCAGTATGGTTCTGCCACAGCAATTAAGATGACTTCAACAACTTGGCTTATTTCTGGGAGTGGCTTAACATGAGTGGCGCACTACAAGCTGTTTTTCAAAACCAAAGAAATTTTATTCCTCCTTTACCAAATATAGGGGATGCCTATCAGGGTGGTTACTTTGCTGGTCAAATTTCTACCGCGGGCAATAGTATTCCGGACTACAACTTAGTTGTTGGCCCTGTAGCGTCTGCTGAAAATTCAAGCAAGCAATTCAAAATAGTAAATACCGCTACAACTGGAACAACGTCAGTTATTAACGGGCCAGCTAACAGCGCAGCAATGGATGATATAAGTCATCCAGCGGCACAGTTCTGCGAAGGTTTAACTATTGGTGGGTTTAGTGATTGGTATATGCCAGCAAAAAACGAATTAGAAATTTGTTTTTACAATTTAAAACCGGTAGTTGCCTCAAATAATCTTGCTTCTGGAGTAAATGCTAATGCTGTCCCCGCTAGAGCATCTCCTTACACGGCTGGCACACCAGCGCAAACTTCTGCGACTAATTTCCAAAGTACAGGGGCAGAACCTTTTACTGTTGGTTATTATTGGTCTAGTACAGAAAGTGCTTCTACAAAAGCATTTGCACAATATTTTGATATTGGCATTCAGCTTGCTTACAACAAAACCTATGCTTTCAGGGTTCGTGCTGTTCGCAGAGTAGCGGTCTAAGGAAAGTTATGAAATACATTTGCGTAACCGAAATTGATGTAGTTACAAAAATACTTTGTACTGTTGAACCACAGCGAACTGGCCCATCAATGCCTGATGTTAAAGGTTTAGTTCATATATGGCATGACAAGTCAACATGGCCTGTAGAAACATCATCTGATGGCACATATTTAAGAGCGCCCAAATACTATGGCACTTGCGATGATGATGCAGACACAAGCATTGCGGGTGTTTTGCAAGTCTTGACTGAAGAAGAATACAACGCGGCTAAAGTGGCTGAACATTTAGCACGTAAACCTTATCCATCATGGATTGGTTATTTGGATACAATGACTTGGGGTGCGCCAGTACCAAGACCCGCTGATGCCATTATGAATGGTGGCAATATGCGCTATCAATGGGATGAATCCACAGTTAACTGGGTTGCACAAGGATGAAAGAGTTTTTCTTCATCTCTGGTTTGCCAAGGTCAGGCTCAACCCTGCTCTCGGCTATCTTGCGTCAGAACCCTGAGTTCTATGCAGATATATCCTCCCCAGTACAAAACTTGGTGGCATCAACCATCAATGTCATTACGGGTAGCGAGAGCAATCACTTGATAGATGAAGATAGACGTAAGCAAATACTTAAAGATTTGTTTGATGCTTACTACAAAGCAGTCACCCCCCAAGTAGTGTTTGACACTAGTAGGGGATGGACTGCCAAAACATCACTGCTGAAAGACCTATACCCACAGACCAAGATTATCTGTTGTGTGCGTGACTTGCCTTGGATACTGGATAGCTTTGAGCGTATTGCTGCCAAGAACTCTTTATATGGTGCGGCACTAACAGATGATGAAGCTAGGCAGACAGTCACAACAAGGTGCGATGCTCTGATGGATGTGAAGAAGGAAGGCCAAGTGGTCAAGCCTTATTATTTCTTAGAAGAAGGTTTACTGTTAAACCCCGACATGATTATGTTGGTTGAGTATGAATCTCTGTGCAAGAAGCCTGAGAGCGTCATGCGTGAGTTATACGGGTTTATTAGCAAGCCTTATTACGACCATGACTTTAAGAATGTTGAGTATGAGAACGAAGTGTTTGATAAAGCCTTGAACATGAAAAGTCTGCACACAGTCAGAAAAGAAGTGACATGGCAAGAACGTCCATCTATTCTTCCTAAATCTGTATGGGAGAAGTATTCAGGTAAAGACTTTTGGCGCACACCCGCACCAGAGTTTGCAATAAAACAACTGTACAAGGTCAAGGGATGAAAAGAATCTTAATCATGGGCTTGCCCGGTGCTGGTAAAACTTACCTTGCACAACACATTCTTGACCACTTGCAAAACAACCGCAAGACAGTCATGTGGCTGAACGCTGATGATGTACGCAAGAAATACAACGATTGGGACTTTTCCCATGAAGGCCGTATTCGCCAGAGTTTAAGAATGCGTGACTTGGCTGACAGCTACGATGTAGATTATGTGATCTGCGATTTTGTTGCTCCTTTAGTTGAGATGCGTAACAACTTTAAAGCTGATTGGACTGTCTGGGTTGATACCATTGACAAGGGTAGGTTTGAGGATACAAATAAGATATTTGTTGCACCAGAGCAGTATGACTTTAGGATTACTGAGCAGAAGGCTGAGAAGTGGGGTGAGTTCATTGCTGCTCACATCTTGGATGACAGAAAGCGTCCTGTCTTTGATTGGCAGAAAGAAACTGTTCAGATGCTAGGCAGATGGCAACCTTGGCATGAAGGCCATCGTAAGCTGTTTGAGAGAGCATTGGCAAAAACTGGTCAGGTAGTCATTCAGATCAGAGACTGTCAGGGCTGGAACGGCTCAAACCCCTTTGCTGCCAATCAGGTCAAAGACTTTATCAAACGTGATTTAGACCCTCTGTATCAAGGTCAGTATGATATACAAATTGTCCCTAATGTGGTGAATATCACTTATGGCAGAGATGTAGGCTACAAAATCGAGCAAGAGTCATTTGACGATGCTACACACGCTATCTCTGCAACAAAAATACGCAAAGAGATGGGCATAGGATAAAATTGAAATGACATGATGGAGAAAAATAATGGCTGTATCTAACCAACAAATACTGGATTTCTTAACCGCAAACCCTGGCTTGAGTGATGCCCAGATCGTTGCGGCTATGGAGCAATACGGGGTTTCTCCTGCTCAAATGGCTCAAGCAGTTGGATTAGATGAGGGTGCAGTTGCGGCTCGTGTGGCGGCTACTGTAGCGCCAGGTTCAACCATTACGCTAGGCGACACAATTGTTCAGCCTGTATATCAAACAACTGGTTCTGGTGAAAATCAACAAGTTGGTGGAATTGAGAATGTCATTACTTATAAAACTAGTGAAAACCAAGTAGGTGGTGGCTATCAACAATACACACCTACTGGTGAACTTCAGAGAACTGGTGTTCAACAAGAAGTTAATGCTAATAAAGACTTTCTAAAGTTCTTGGTAGGTTCTGCTGGTTTGTTTGGTGGACTAGGCGGTGGTTTTGAAAGCCTATTTGGTGGTGGTACTGGTGCAGGATCAGCATTTGAAGCATTGAATGCGGGTGCGGGTGCAGGAGCAGACTATCTTGGTGGTTCTTTAGCCAATGTTGGAACTGCGGGAACTATTGGCAATACGGGAATGACATTATCTGAGTTGACTCAACTAGATATGTCTCTTGGTGGAACTGGTGGAACTTTAGGAGCTTTGACCCTTGCTGAACAACTAGGTGGTTTGGCGGCAGGTACTTTAACGGGTGGATTACTAACGAGTGGTGGCACAGGAACTGGTGTTGCAACTGGTACTGGAGCAGGAACTGGTGCGGGTACTGGAGTTGGTACTGGTACAGGTACTGGTGCTGGTACTGGTACAGGTGTAGGTGCGGGTACAGGAGTAGGCACAGGAGTAGGCACAGGAGTAGGTACAGGAGTAGGCACAGGAGTTGGAACGGGTGTCGGCACAGGAGTTGGAACTGGTGTAGGTACAGGCTTGGGAACAGGATTGGTTACTGGTGCAGGAACAACTTTAGGTACTGGACTTATCAATACTTTATTAAACACAAGTGGCTCTTTAAATCTTGGAAATCTTTTATCTGGTGGTTTAGGTACTGCGGGTAACTTGCTTCAGATGCAAACATCAAGGGAAGCGGCTCAACGGGCGCAAGCCATGATTGATGCTGAGACAAAAGCGGCAAAAGATGCGGCTCAGTTCAGACCTATTGGCATGACCACTAGGTTTGGTACTTCTCAGTTTGGTTTTGATCCTGCCACTGGTAGATTAACAAGTGCTGGTTATGCCTTAACACCTGATGTTAAAGCCCAACAAGATCGTTTTATGGCTTTGTCCAATCAAGGTCTGACACAAGCAGAACAAGCACAAGGACAATTTGCTCCTCTCCAGACGGGCGCACAACGTCTATTTGGTTTGGGTAATCAATACTTGGCTCAATCTCCAGAGGCAGTTGCCCAGAACTATCTGAACCAACAGATGGCTTTGCTACAACCAGGTCGTGAGTTAGAACTTGCTAATCTGCAAAATAAACTCCAACAACAAGGTCGTGGTGGTTTATCTGTGGCTCAAGGTGGAACTATGGGTGCTACTACTCCTGAACTACAGGCTCTGTACAACGCTCGTGCCCAACAAGAAGCTCAATTAGCTGCTAATGCACAACAAGCGGGTCAAAGAGATGTCATGTTTGGTGCGGGATTGCTAGGTCAAGGTGCGGGTGCTATGGGGCAGTATTATTCTGGTCAACAAGCCGCTTATGCGCCTTATACCGCTGCTTTGGGTCAGGCTCAGACCTTGGAGACATTAGGTCAACAACCTTACAACATGGGTGTTAACTTGGGTCAACTTGGCGCACAAGCAGGATTTAATGTTGGTCAACTAGGCTTAAAAGGTGCACAGATTAGCGCAGGTTTAGCTACAAGTGCTGATGCAACACGCAATCTCTTGGCTCAAGGTTTAACTGCCGCAGGTAATCCTAATGCGATGTTTGGTCAAGCATTGGGCGGTTTGTTTGGAGGTGGTCTTCAATCTGCGTTTAGTGGAACTGGTTTAGGTGCATCAGGTTTTGGCACTGGATTGGCCTATGGCAATCAAGACCTCGGCTTGTTCTTATAAGGAATCATCATGGCAGAAAATATCGTAGCGGGTCTGTTTGGTTTGACTCCACAAATGTATCAAAACCAACAGTACAACCAAGACCTTAAAAGAGGCTATGAGTTGGCACAACTCTCCCCTGGTGCTGCAGCTCAAGCAGGGCTACAGGCTAGTGTTGGTCAACTAGGTCGTGGCATTGCGGGTGCTATGGGCATTGAAGACCCTCAGTTGAAACTAATCAGTGCTAGGAATGCTATTGCCCAACAGATTGACCAAACCAACCCTGAGTCGATCCTAAAAGGTGCTCAGATGTTGGCTCAAGCTGGCGACCAACAAGGTGCTATGGCTTTGGCTCAATATGCTCGTCAAGCACAAGGCGAAATGGCTCAAATAGAGCAACGCTTGGCAGCAGGTAAAGCATCTTTAGCACAGGCGGCTCGTGAGCGTCAACAAGCAACTCCTAATGATATTCAGATTGCTACACAAATGGCATCATTAACAGATGCTCTTGACCAGCTTAAAGATCAACCTGCTTCTCCAGAGCGTGATCGTGCAATGAACTTGTTGACTACTCAATTGACCCAACTTGAGCGTTTAACTTCAAAAGTTGAAAAACAAATTACTCCCAATGTTAAAACTGTTGGTGTTGCAGAAGGAACTAAGAAAGCTGTATTTTTGGATGTTAATTCTGACCAACAATTTACATACGAAATTGGTGCTGATGGTAAGCAATATCGCAAACCTTATGTTGGTCAAGTTAATAGGGTTACATCAACCACACAAGTTGGCGTTAAATTACCAGAGCAAGAAAAAGAAGAAAAAGGTGCTCGTGGAAAAATGTTGGTTAAACAATATGAGGGTATTTCAGATCAAGCACGCATTGCTACTAGAACATTGCCATCTTTAGAATCAAATTTATCAATATTAGATAAAGGTTTTGATACTGGATTTGGTACTGAAGTTGTTGCCGCAGGTGCAAAAGTGTTGGCGGCTTTGGGTGTTCCAGAAGCTGAACGCCTTGCTACAAATGCTCAAACATTCTTAGCAAATGCTAATGCTGCTGTTTTACAACGCCAATTAGAGCAAAAAGGCCCTCAAACAGAATCCGATGCTCAACGAATTACCACTACTGGCGCACAATTTGGTAATACAAAAGAAGCAAATCGTTTCTTAATTAGTGTTGCAAAGGCTCAATTGAAGAGAGATATTGACCAACGTAATTTTTACGATAAATGGTGGAAAACAAATTCAACCTATGATGGAGCAGAAGATGCTTGGTTTAGTGGTGAAGGCGGTAAATCTTTGTTTGATAGACCTGAACTTAAAACCTATAGAGTTAAAGAGTCTGCTGCCTCACAAATTCCTACACAAAGAACTATTCCTAATAATATTCCACAAAAGGCTATTGATGCACTAAATCGTGGTGAAGGAACAGAAGCTCAGTTTGATGCGATATTTGGAGTAGGCGCTGCTAAACAAATAAAAGGAAACAAATAATGGCTACCAACCCATTTGCTGAATTTGTTGCTGAACCAGCACAAGAAAATCCTTTTGCAACCTTTGTAACGCAACAACCATTAGTTGCACCTAAAGAAGAAAAGACATCTTTAGGTCAATTGCTTCAATCTGCGATTTCTCTTGGTCGATCTACTGCTTCTCTTGCTGACATTACTGTTGGTGGAGTATTACCTGCTGCCGCACAAATGGTTGGCTATCCTTTGGCACGTTTAGGACGTTCACCAGAAGAAGCACAAGCCGCTACGCAAAGATTGGTATCTGCCGTTGACAAACCATTTGGAAAAATGGCGGGCGTTACTGAGACTCCAGAATATCAAGGTGAAGCTGGTCGTCAGATCATGGACTTCATTGGTGAAAACTTTCAAAAAGGAGCTAAATGGATTGCTGATAAAACTGGTATTCCTACTTCAGATGTTGAAAGTTACATGGCTTCATTAAGCCTTGCCGCACCCGCTATTGCCAAACCTGTTGCTCGAACAATACAAGAGTTAGCCGCACCCGCATTAGAGAAAGCCGTGATTGGTGCAAAGATGCCTTTTGAGCCAATGATGCAAGCTAGGCGTGAAAGAATGTCTTTGGAGGACTATGCTCGTGGCCCACAAATTGATGCGGCCATAGAAGCTCAACGTCTTGGTATTGCTTTAAGTCCAGAGAATATTCAACCAACATTAGGCCCTAAAACATTGTCTGCCATTGCTGGACAAAAAGGAACTGATGCCATTGCAAATGCAAACAAGAATCAGATTCGTAAGGTTGCTCTTAATGAGTTAGGTTTACCAGAAACTACGCAACTTGATAGCAAAACACCATTTAATGACGCAAGAATGCGTGTTGCAGAACCTTACAATTTAGTAAGAAAACTACCAACAATGACTGCTGATGAGTCTTTGCTTTCATCTTTAAACAAGTTGCGTCCTGATGAAGCTGTTATTGGATCAGAAAGATATGCAAAAGGTATCAATGCAATTATTGATGATGCCGTTGCCAAAACAACCAATGGTTTAACTGGTGCAGAAGTTCTTAAAAATGTGCAAACATTGCGTCAACGTGCTCAAAAGACATATAACAATAAAAGTGCTGATCTTGCATCTTTAGATGTTGCCGATACAAACTTGGCAATTGCCAATGCTTTAGAGTCAATGATTGAGACAAATATCTTTAATCCAAAATTGCTAACTCAATTTAGGGATGCTCGTCAAAAGATGGCTAAAACCTATGCTTATGAAGCCGCTACAGACTTTAATACAGGCATGATTGATGTCAATAAACTTAGCCGAGTTACCGCAAAAGATAATGCCATGACGGGTGATATTGCCGCACTTGGAAAAATTGCTGGAAATTTCCCTGAAGCGTTTACTACAAAAGCGACAGAATCTATGTTGAGTGCTCCTCGCATTACTCGATCTGGTATTGGTGGTGCAGGTGGCGCATTGCTTGGTGCTCAACTAGGTGGTGTTACTGGTTCTATTATTGGCACTGCTGCGGGTGCTCTTGCAGGTGAAGGTGCGGGTTTGCTTGCGGCTAGACGCATTTCATCGCCTGAGTATCAAGCGGGATTAACTTTGCGTGACGCACGTATTCCTGTTAACCAGATAGCAACAGCGGCTCAACCTATTCCACAAAGTCAGGCAATTGTTCCTTATCAACAAGAAGTATTTGATCCATCGGTTGGTGGGCCTGCTGGAAAATTGCGTGTTGTCTATGATGAAAATGGGCGACCCATTTACAAGCCAGAAGAACCCCGTCAAGGCTTTACAACGCCACAACAACAACCACCATTTGGCCCAACTGTATTTGAGTCTCAACGTGGTTTGCCCAATGAAGTGCCACGACAAATTTACGAAGCTCAAAAGCGTGCAGAAATGGCACAAGAGTTTAGGGCGGCTGCGGAACGCAAACCTGCAAGTGGAGGCATTGAGTTTACATTTGATGCTGCCGGAAACCTTGTTCCAGTAACCACTTCTGGGGCGGGTGGCATATTGCCTACCGCCTTAGAGTCTGCTATTCAGAAAATGTCTGGGCAAGTTATTGAGCAACCTAGCACAAGCTACAGAACTCAAACAATCTCTCCTAAAACTGGTGCTAAACCATACACACGGATTGTAAAAACAGAAGGCGAAACAACATTTGAACGTGGTGTTAATCAAGCGTTTGCAATGACTGCTGAAGAGAAGATTGCATGGAATAAGCTCAAAGTTGACTTGGGTGAAGTTGTTCCAGGCATGAAAACTCTTTCTAATGAGACTATTTTGAATAGACTTCAAGATGTTGAGTGGGCTAAAGATGCGGTTAAAAAGGCTCGTGATAAAGCTATTGCCTATCAAGAAATAGCAAATCGTGCGAAAACTAGAGATGCGCAAAGGGAAGCCATTGCCAACAGAGATCGTCTATACGATACTGCCGAGCAAATAGAAGAAACATTAAGGCTATCAAGACCTGATGTTAGTGGTAAGCAACAAGGGCCAAAGACTCGTGCGGCTTTCCGTGAAGGCTTGCTAACAAACCCACAACCGCCATTTAAGATTGAAATTCGTGGGACTAACAAACTTCTGTCGGGCGACTAAATGATTGATTGGGCTGAAGCAATCATTGCGGCAGTCTGTATCACTTGTTTTGTCATCTTTTGTAGTTACATCATAATTTGGGCGTACCCGTGAGATGGCTAGTAGCACTTGTTTTAACTCTATCGCTTCAATCTACGGGGAAAGACCTATGTAGTGTGCGTGAGTTTTACTCAATTGCTTGGGGTGTGCATGACCCTACTGAGAGGCACAAACAGATGGCTGAGTGGCTTACAAAACATCAGTACTTATGTAAAAGTTCTGACTTCAGAGTAATTTGGAACAACTTGAGTGAGTGGGCGGGTAATGCTGATTCACATCATCTAAGGGCTTTGGT